CGCTTGAGATTGTCGCCATATTAACCAGTTCTGCTGATGCCATAAAGGAGAAACCAGACCGTCTGTTTTTGAGGTAACACATTCCGTAACATCTTGTATCTGCCTTGCAGGCTTCCCAGAATATAAAGAATAATCTATTTGATTCTCTATATTCAGGTGCTCCGACATCGATTTTTGACCACTGCAGGTACATGTAATGAGTACCAGTAATATATACAGGATTGCCATTGTTGTAGAAATGAAAACCTTCTTCTCTTCGTTTAAATTCTTCATCTATATAATCGTACCACTTTTCTTTAAAATCAACTGGATATTCTTCCCAGTCAAATCTACTTTTTATTCTTTGTAATTCTTTTGGGTATTCAAACCTTTCCCAATATTGTTCCTTCTTTGTTTCTCCTCGTTTATACGGTTCATTTGCTGCTGGTAAAGCAATGCGGAGATTTTGTATTTCGATGATCGATCCAATAGTACCATTTTTACTTATACAAACAAAATCATACTCAGCGTTATAACCATACTCCCACTTCTTATATCTATTTTGTTTTTTAAGATATTTAGGATTTATAACGTCTGGTATTTCTTTCCAAAGTGTTTGCTCGTAACTCACTTACTTCTCCCTTCTGCAAAACCTTTAAAACTTCTTTCTTCTTTTTTAGTTTCTTTTGTTTCACCATTTAATATAGCTTCTTCTTCTTCAATACGTTGTAGTATTTCAAAAGCATCCATTATACAAAGCTTTTTTGTAGCTGCTGCATTTTTAAGTCGATCTGCTGATACATCATCTTCAGTATGTGTGATGATTTTCTCTTCAGCTACCTTAATTAGCTCATCAACTGCCTTGCGCCCAGCTTGGATTATATTCTTCCTCGTATCCTTCGTATTCATGGGTTATAGCTATTTTATTAGATTTCATACAATATAAACGTTCGTCCCCTATAATAAACTCAAACTCAGAACCTGGCTTAAATACCACAAGTGCTCCAGGTGTTAATCCTGCGGCTTCTAGTGAACTATTAGAATATTTTAATATACCAAATAGCTCTTTCTCTTTTGATATACTTAAATTAGATTTATTTTTTATAGGCGCTACAAAACAATAGTCTAAATGTGATTTATTATTATACATATATATTTGATCAGGATACGCAAAATACAAATCATCTTTAAAATAAGTAGAGCTATTACGTTCTTTACCACGTTGATCATACCATCTTCTAAATATGTTATGATGTACGTATACTTCGTCTCCTATATTTATCTTCGTGGTATAAGCTGCTGGAGTAGAAACAACAACAGCTTTTTTACTAACAAACCTATGGTTTTCAATACTTGAGTTAATGATAAGTTCTTTGTCTTCAACCTTTTTAACGTTTTCATATCTTTCATTTAAAGGTTTTATTATAAAACTATATAAACTTTTCATTAGTAGTTAAGATCATACTCAACAGAAACAGCCATATTGCGATTAAACTTTTTCCAAGGTAAAACCTCATCTTTTTTAGTTATATAAATATTATATGAATGATCATCATCATTAAATAATATATCGCAAATGTTATGTCCACCATACACTTCTTGACCAACAGAATAATGCATAGCATCATTTTTATAGTCAGATCCAATACTAATCTTTCTAATTATACTAGACATTATACAGCAGCTACTGGAGTTTCTTCTTCTTGTTCTATTTCAGTATAAGTACCGTCTTCTAAATTAATGTTAACAGCGCCATACTCTTCTTCAAGAACTTTTTTAAACTCTTCTACATCTTGGTTTACTGAAGCCAGCTCATGTAGTAATCCATGTTTTTGACTTTCTAAATAACCTAATTGATGTAGTATTGAATTTATTTTTTCTTGCTGTTCTTTTATAGTTGTTAATTGATCTTCTTTTATTTTCATTTGATTAAATTAAATTATTATTTGTTTTACTCTTCAGGTTCTGGTGGTGTCCAGTCTGGAGTCTGTAGCAGCGCTATTGCTTGTGCATGATCTAAAGTCATAAGTGGATCAACTCGGCCATTAGTTATAAAACTAGGAGTTACTTGATATGAAAGCATAGCTTGTGTGTTAGCTACGTTTCTTCTCATAGTTTGTGAACTTGTTGTATTGATCTGACTAAAATCTATTAAGCTAGTCTGCGTATCTATATCTATCACTATATATGTCGTCATTTTTACTTATTTTTAAGGTGTATCTGTTGATCTACCTGAGTTAGCTGGATTAGTTACGCCATCAGCGTAATCAGCCATATTAATACTATATGCGTTTTTATCACTATCTTTCATATCGCCTTTTAAATCTGCAATAGCTAAATTAGTTCCAATCCCATTAGCTTCTGAACCAGGTGCATTTCCTACTAAGTCATCTACGTTACCCGTATTAGCGCCTGTTCCATCATTTCCATTTATAAGGTCCCTAACTACCCAATCAGTTCCATCATAATAAGAACTACGCTGATCCATTGGCCACCAAGCTACTGGAGTTATTCTAAAGTTATTTAAATCTTGCGGAACACCGTTATTATATAAATTTAAAACATCATCTTGAACAAGAGCTTCATCAAATATTGATACGTTGCTTATTTTACCATCAAAATAAAAAGAGCCACTACCTAATCTGCCTAAATTATTTACATTTGTTATAGTTGAAAAAGCGCCTGTTGTAGTTAATGTTACAGGTGAACCATTTACATAAATTGAATAATTACTTAATGTATTTGCACCACTCCCATTATATATTACAGCAATATGATTCCAAGAAGTTAAAAAAGTACTTGATATATCCCCAGTTGTTTTTCCTTTTGTAATATTAGTATCTGTTGAACCTATATTTATACCAGTATATGCACCAGTATTACTTAAAAATATAGCAAAACCATCTGTTACATTAGTTTTTAAATTAACTATATATGGATAATTTGTATTATACGCGTCTAAATTAACCCAAGCTGAAAAAGTAAAAAAGTTGTTCGTATCAAAAAACACATCATTTCCTAAATCTATATTATCACTATTTGCTGAATCAAAATTAAAACTATAGTTACTATACGGTTGTGTTCTACTAATATTGCTAGTCACTAAGTTTGTAGAGTTCATGCCCTCACTTTCACCATTTAATACAGATACGTTATCATTTACTAAATTTCGTTCTGTCATACCTGAACTTGTACCTGATTGTGTACTTACATAAGTATCTATTTCAGATGCTCCATTATTAGTTCCATCATTGCTTCCTATGCTATCTTGAATACCAGTACTTGTGTTGTCAAGTTTCCACAAAGATATAGGCGAATTAGATATATTTATTTCAGGTGTTCCATTGTTATATATTGTTTCAACAGCACTTGCGTCTAAAGCTGTATCGAAAAAAGCTATATTTGACAATGCTCCATCAAAAGCTGTTGCTGTACCCCAAGTGCCTCCATCATCACCAATAAACTTGAATTTAGTATCAAGATTACCGCTTCCACTTGTAAAATAAGGACCTATGTCGCCATCAAGATATACTATTACTTCTGATGTACCATTTCTTACTAAAGTTATATTATGCCATTTTCCATCGTTAAACTGTGTACTTGTTAACAAATAATTATAGTCTGTACCAGCACCTCTATAAAGCATTAGTCTATTATTTCTTAACAATAACATTGTAAAACCGTTACCACTTCCAGCCGCTAAAATAGTTCCATTAGAATTTAATCCTTGTGTTGTGTTAATCCAAAAGGATATTGTCCAAGTTGTGCCTAAATTTACAATATTATCTAATTCTATATAATCTGTTTCAGATTGAACAAAGTCTAAAGCAGTTTCGTAATTAGCTAATCCATTATCTATAACCCAGTTACTACCATTCCATGTTGAACTATTATCAAGTTTCCACCATCCTTTTAGGTTATCAGTGGCTATAGCAGTTGTTAGAGGTACTCCGTTGTTGTAGAGTGTTTCAGCTTGAGTAGCATTTAAAGCTGTGTCCCAAAGCTGAAAGTTTGATAAACCACCTCTTAATCTAAGACTTGAACTTCCTAACCATCTACCAAGTGTTAATGTTCCTGATGATGTAACTGTTGAAGTTCCTGTTAAAGCATCTGCTTGTCCATTTATGTAATATTGTAATGTTGTTCCTGATTTAACAAGTATTAAATGTATCCACTTGTCATATTCCCAAGCATTAGTAGAACTCCTATAAACACCAGTTGTAGGATCATCCCATAAAAATCCTTTAGTTCCTCTTTCAAAACAAAGGTAGCTTCCACCAATAGCACATATCATTCCATATATTGAAGCCAATGGATCATATGCTTTTCCCCAAACAGATATTGAAAAATCACTATCAAAAGTATAGCTTGAGCCATTTATATAACTATCACTTCCATTAAAATCAAAACTCTGTGGATATGCTGATCTATTATCTGGTATTTGCCAAGAAGGATCTACATAGTTATCAGTTGGTGCTGTATAAGAATTATTATCCCAACCTAAACCTGCTGTAGCAAAAGTTTCGAAGTAAGCTTGAACACCGCTTACGTTTATTCTTACGTCATTAAAGTTAAATTGTTCAGTACCAAATAATCCACCTACAGCTCTTAACCTTACTTGTATTGACTGATTACAATTTAAATTATTTACATTAGATACAGTCCAATTTTGCAATGATTGGTTAGTACCAACAGTTTGTGCTTTCCAAACTACCCAAGAGCCACCATCTACACTATATTCTAAAGAATATTCTAATCCACTACTAGGTCCTGTTTGGTAAGACCCACCTGTTGTTATTAAATCTACGTCAGAAGAATTACAAAGTATAAGTGGTGAATAATAAGTGAAATAATCACCATCACTTAAAACTTGATTATTAGTATCTTGCCATCTTAAAACACCTCCTGTAGTAAAACAACCATTGCCAGATACAGAATAATCTGGACTTCCAACTTTTTCTATTTTAAATGGCCCAACACCTTGATCATAATTTGCTGATTGATTTAGTTTATACCAAGCTTGAAGATTAGCTTCTTGCGGTTGCGTACCTGTCATTAATGGTTGACCGTTGTTGTAAAGATCTTCTACATCAGATAGCTCTAATGCAGTATCCCAAACTTGTGCATTTGAAATTTTGCCAGCAAAACGATTTGAAGTATTGTAACTTGAGCCAATTCTAAATTCTTCATCATTAGAGGCAATTAAATCTGTTTTTCCGTGTTCAGCGTCTAAAGAACCATTAATATAAATTTTCACTTGTTTATTAGCTTCTTCAGTGCTACTGAATGTTGTTGCAATATGATACCAAGTATTATTCTGTAAAGTGCTATTACTTATGTAAGAAACCCCAATAGTACCACTTGCATTACCTAAATACAAATAAATTCTTGATGATTGAACTCTTAAAAGATATGAACGTCCATCAGCAGTACCATCGTAATACTTATCTAAAATATTATTATTTACAGTAACATTATTTACATTAATCCAACAACTTAAAGTTAAATTATCTGTTATTTGTAAAGAACTACTATTTGGAGCTTCTACAAAATCTGTGCTACCATTAAAATCAAAAACACTATCTGCTCCAACTGAAATGTTAGGGAAACTACCAGGTGCATTTGGATTTGAGTTGTCACCTAGTGGCCAATATGCTATAGGTTCTCCACCTGTTATAGCCATTGGGTTGTTTAAGTTGTATAGGTAATTTATTTGATTTGTTGTACCACCTGTACCATCTGTAAGTGCGTAATTAAAAACAGCACATTCTGAAAAGTTACCATTTGTGTATCCTGTTCCATTTGCTAACCTAGCTAAATTTGCATCATTTCCAAGATTATGCATAGCTGTATATGTACCACCATTTGAAACAGTTGTATCATCTACCTGCACATTGTTAGCATATATTTTAATTCCATCATTTGCATTTACACCACCTCTACCATCATAAGTGCATACTATATGATTCCATCCTGTTTCTGTGAAACTACAGCTTCTGCCTCTATATCTACCATTAGTATCAAACAAAGTAAAAGATAATATGTTAGAACCATTAATTGTTATTTGCCATTCACTTCCTTTATCAAGTATTCTAAATCCTCCTGTAGTTGATCTATAAATCCAAACAGAAAAACTAAAAGGAAAATCATTAACACTATCACCATAGTTAAAAACATCTGAACTTCCAAAGTTTATAAATTGATTACTACCATTGAAGTCAATATTATAATTACTTAACTTATCTTTGTTAGCGTTTCTTGGCATTCGCCATATTGGTGCAATATAATTTGTACTCATAATTAATCTCCCATTCTGTACCAGGCTTCAGGCGCGCCTTCAGGTGTTTCACTTAAATCAGCTACCTTACCAGGATTATTTGCTGTAGTATCGTATATAGCTTGTATTGTATCAGCAGATAAAGCTTTTGTAAATGTCGCTGCTTCATCTATATATCCAGACCAAAACTCTGAATATGATGTTAAAGTGTTTCTTAAGCATCCTAAATTTATTTGTGGATATGTAGCAGCGGCAATTTTATATGAATAAGGTAAGCTATAAGGAACTTCACCTAAAGTTCTTGCTCCATCTGTTGAGCTTGAATTAGTGTCGTTTGGTAATAAAAATTCATTTCCATTAATATATATTTTAACTCTATTAGTTGCACTTGCATCATATACGTAAGCTAAATGATACCAAATATTTTGCTCCCAAGTTATTCCAGAACCTGACCAAGTAGGATTAGAATTATCATATATAAAACTTTGTGTAACTAAAGGACCTGTTTGTGTTGCGTTAGCCCCAACTGTATAAATTCTTATATATCTACTTGCTTGAGAAGCTTGATTATATTTAATAAATATATAACCATTAGAACCTCCTGCACCACAGGTTAAACTCATTAATGTCTTACCACCTCCTGTACCTGCATTATTTAATTTAAACCAAAAACTAATACTTCCTTCAGTTTCTCCTGTTGATGCTGAAGGAACATCTGGAGTAAAGTGTGTAGCTCCATCAGTTAATTGCATTCTACTAGCTGCTCCATCAAACTCCATTGAAAAACTATTATCAATAGCAGTGTATTCAAAACCGCCGCCTCCGCCAGCTTGACCTGGTAGGTTTGCTATGTTAGGAACCGTAAAGGTATTACCTAAATACATATCTTAGTATAATCCTAATATATCGCTATCTGCTAAAGCTGCTGCTCCTGTTGCTGCTGTAACTGCAGTGACTAATATTGGTAAAAAAGAACCAGCTGCAATACCCTTAAATGTTGCAGGTGTTCCACTTTCCATAGTCACTGTAATAGAAGTCATGGCTGCGCCAATATATAAACAAACACCTCTACGTTCAGTTCCTGTAATAGTAGTGGTAGTTAAAGTTCCACCAGGAGTAAGATTTATAGCATCATGTGCAAATACCCTAACTTCGTTAGCTAAGTCTGACTGTACACTTTTCATTTTTATTTTATTTTTTTATTAATACTTTCTCTGCGCCTCTAGAACCAAAGTACGCAACATATACTGTTATTAGTAAAGTTTTTAGTAATTCAACCCAAGCATTATCTACATCAAACATAGTATGAAATGAATCTATTATAATTAATATAGTGGATGCAAAAGTTAAATATATTAAAGCAAGTGGTCTAGTATTTTTTGATAGCCAAGAATCACTTTTCATATCAGCTGTCCATCTAGTAGACACATCTTTCATCTCTTGTATATCTTGCTCTAATAACTTTAAAGCTGTTTCTTTGTCTTGAGGTTCAATAGTATTATCACTCGTTATAAGATTTTTTACTATACCAAGTGCACCTTGATCAGGTAAAAATTCCCCAACTTGTGAAACTATGTTAGGAGCTCTCTCAGTTAAGAAAGCCCCTACTTTAGTTTCTTTAAATTTTTTCTTATTTTTTACAGATTTCACACTGAGGTTTTAGTGATAATAAAAACTCTCTAGCTGCAAAGCCAAATGCAATACCAGAATAAAAAGGATGTGACTCTGCTAACAACGCTACACCTATCATAGCTATAGCTAAAGCTTTAAACCACGATGAATTAACTACTTTTTTTAATTGCTCCATAAACATTATTTTCCACCTTTGTTTTTGTATCCACACTTTTTAAGTATTGGAGACATTTGCATTTGTAAACCTGACTTCATGTTATATCCAGACTTCATTTTGTACGCGCTCATTTCAAGCATACTTTTTTCCATTTTCTTATTTGGCATGATTATTTGTTTTGTTTTTTATACGCTTCTTTTTCCCACCAATGGGATTTGTTACCGTCCATTTTTAAACTCCTTTTTATTTTTTTCCAAGGATCTTTAGTTGATTTTCTATGGTACATATAATTATTATCATACCATATTAAACCTTTTTTTATTTGTTTTAAATGAACTTTTTCGTGACTTATTATTTTGTCTAATAATTTTTTATCTCTTACTTTTTCATTAATAGTAATAGTACCGTTTTTGTTTGCTCTACCTAAAACGTTTTTATCTTCCGGCACAAAGTATACTGGAGTGTTGTCTATTTTATATCCAGGTTTTATTTTGTAAGCCATATTACCATTTTACTTTATTAGCCCAGTAAGCAGCAGACATTTTACCTTTGGCTATATTTTTAGCATGTCTTGCTTTAAAACTTTTACGTCTAGCCTTTTGTTTAGCAGATTCACCTTTTTTAGGTTTACCAGCTGTAGTAACACCTTGCTGTCCAAACCTTATTATCTTCTCTTTGCCGTTAGCACAAGCTTTAACAATATGAGATTTAGTTTTATGCTTAGGAGTTTTTCTAGGTTTATTACATTTTAAGGTTTTCTTATCTACAGCCATTATTTTTTCTTTTTCTTTTTAGATGAAGCTCCACAAGGTTCGCCTGTTTTTATATTTATCCAGTTTTCTTTTTCAAACCAGTCTCTAAGCGTAGCACCTTTTTTACGAGCGCCTTTTACGTTTGTTTTACTAGATCTTTTATATTTACCTGCACGCCCAGCTTTTTCTTTAGCCCTAATTATTTGTTGCTTTTTCTTCTTACTAAGACTTCTAGCTTTTGCAGCTGGCAAACAAACTTTTTTAGTGCCACCACCTTTTTGTGCCATTACTTTTTCTTTTTCTTTTTACCCATTTTACCAGGTCCACCAGCTCTAGTACATCTTACACCCCAACCACTAGCATATGCTGAAGGCCATACTTTAAATTTTCTTTTTGCAGCTGTTTTACAAGCTGGAGATATTTTAGTTCTTTTAATAGCCATTATTTACGTTTTGATTGTTTCTCTAAACATATACCAGCTTCTAACTTACCATCAACCTTTCTAGCCCAGTATAATAATTCATCTACTTTCTCTTCTAGACCTTCTATATGCTCTGTCTGCCATTTTTGTTTCAAATCATATTCTATGCGATCTATGACTGCCTCTGGTAATTTCTTAGCGTCTTCTATGTCTGATTGCAATGTAAAGTACATTGTCATAAACATTGATGTAATAACTATAATACTAACTACAGTTTTTAAATCTATTTTAAATTCTGTTGATTCAGAGATTTTCATATTCTTTTGTGGCATTAAAAGATGGACAAGCTTTATTCGCAAAGTCATTATGCGAATGTATAACAGCATTAGGATACATAGCTTTTAAAGTTCTAAGTACAGCAATTAATGCTTCTTTTTGACATTCAAGTCTAGTATCTTTCGGAGTCTTACCATCTGCTTCAACGCCTCCGCAATAACATATCCCTATCGAATTACGATTGTGCCCCTTGCAGTGAGCTCCGATTTTACTTATATCTCTACCTTTGTGTATTTCTCCATACAGGTCGATATAAAAATGGTAGCCAATATCATTAAAGCCTCGAGCTAAATGCCACTTCCTGATTTCAGCTACTTCAAAGTTCTCTCCTTCTCTTGTTGCAGAGCAATGAACTATAATCTTATTTATTTCCCTCATCTCTTAGTTTCCACCATTTATGGGCAGTATACCCAATAGTTACTAACAATAAAGTTATCTTTAATACAGGCTCAAGCCAATCCATCATAGTTACTGTAAATGACCCAGCATTTAACAAGTATAACTTTATGTCGTCAGCCATTATTTCTGCGCGTTCATTACAGGATTACCTTTGTACATAGGTTTTTCTAATTTAAAGCCTTTTGTAATAACAGTGTTTTGAGCTTTCATTTTAGGTTCTAATTGAGCACCACAACCACAAGGTCTAAGAACTCCTCCTCCAGTTTTTGTTTCCATT